TCAGCAGCCACAAAACAAGCACCCTGTTCACTCGTAGCGATTGACTGCAAATAAGTTAAAGCGTTCGTGTTCGCATTGATTTGGTATGCACCCAGCGTTGTTTGCCCTGCGTCAATATCTCGTGAAGTCAAAGGGTAATCAATCTCAGGCAAATCCAAAAGAAAATCAACCCGTGAACCAGACAACTCCACGCTAGGCGTTACATCATTCTCAACCACCGTGTTCGCTAACAAAACGAAATCGTCAGCAGCCGTGAACTGAACTGTGCTCAAATCGTAGTTATAGACCACATCAATATCGGTGATTCGCCCTGTGAAAAGAAAGTTTGTTCCAGACTTCACTGTAAGTTTTCGGCGAGGCACAACACCTGAACGCCCAGCCGTAACATCATAATAAGGCGAAGCAGTATTGATCGGGTCAAACCGTCTATCATTGTTCAGCAAAGTGATTGAACATTGACCAGCATTGAATTGTGAGAACTGATCTGATCTGCCACGAGTGATAGAAACCTCTTGACAATATTCGGTAATGTCCACGCCTTCAAGGTTTCCGTCAAGAACAAACTGTGTGTTATCTAAAACGCCTGCATCAATATCGTCAAGCACAAAGAAGTTAGTGATGAAACCAACCTCAGCGAGAACGGTGATCTGCTCACCTGAAGCAAGAGTGGTAGCCATTAAGCCACCGTCAAAGGCAAAGCACCATTCGTTCGCTCATACCGTTTCAAAGCGTTCACAATTTGTGTGCCGATATCTTTACCGTCAGCACCCATACCAGCAGTTACAGAAATGTTGTATGTGCTGCCCATTGAACCTAAACGATCTAACGGAATCACAGCCTCAGCACCACGCTCACCAACCAAACCAACAGTCGGCGCAGTAACAATCCCACCTAAAGCAAACGGAACAATGCCACGCCTACGCTCTAACTCAAGACCCTGTTCAGGTGTAAGCAAACCTTTCTCAACAGCGATCTGCTCAGCACTTTTCGGAATGATTGAACCTAAACCGCTATCAGCGATGATGCCTTTGAAAGTTTCGGCAACATCAGCAGCCTCACGAGCAGCAGCAGGAACATCTTTGCCAGCCTCACGGCGTTTCTTCTCAGCGTCAGCCAACTTCTCAACCGCATCAGTTTGACGCTCAAGAGCAGCCGTAACGGAATCACTAGCATCAGCCTCAGCCTTCTGTGCTTCTTCTAATTCTTTAACCGCATCTTTGAAAGTTTCGCTGCCAACTTTTGCACCGTTAATCGCTTCATCTAAACGAAGTTGTGCGTCTGTTAATGATTGCGTGGATTCTCGCTGGCTGTCCGTAGCGTCAGCAACAGAAAGTTTCGCTTCAGCCAAACTGATCTCAGCCTGACGAATCGCCTGTGGTGTTGCCTCAGGGTCTTTGCGAAGATCAGCCAACGCTTTCTCAGCATCTTTAACAGCGAACACCGCCTGCTCAAGCCCATAGTTAGCCCGTTCCAATCCTCGCTGCGCTTTGCCTCGCTCTTTGTCAGCGTCTTTCGCCTGTTTAGAATCCCTGCCATAGCCATTAGTGATCAGATTGAAACGCTTTTGCGCTTCGGCAAGTGCCTGTGTTTTCTCTAACAGCGTCTTGTTTGATTCGTTCAGACTCTTGTTTGCATCACGCAAAGATCGTTGTGCCTGAGTTACACCTTTGATTGCGTCAGTGTATTTCTCTAACGCTTTCTTGGCTTTCTCAATCGGTGATTCACCTGAACCGCCACCAGTCGGTGTAACTGGGTCAGTTAAGCCACTTACCTTAAAACTTGTGAACTTTCGTTCAGCATTATTGACCGCTTGAATCGCCCCAAGTGTTTTGAAGATTTCACCATTGGCTTTCTTCGCAGCACTACCAACACGCCCGAATGATATTTCTCCGATCTGTGCAATTTTCGGTAATCCAGCACCAAACAAGTTCATACCACTAATAACAAGATTCAAACCGTCTATCAACTTGTTGTAACCCATCAAGAAAAAATTGATGAACAGTTCAAGCGATTGAAGTGTGCTGTTGATCACATAATTAACTACATCACGAAACTTTTGAAACCTGACATAAAGCAAAACAAGTGCCACACCGATAGCAACCACAGCAGAAACAACCAAAGCGATAGGTGCAGCAGCAGCAGAAGCCATCGCAGCAGAAGCCCCAAACGCTGTCATCGCCACAGTAGCGATACTCGTAGCAACCGTGTAAGCAACCATCGCTACTTTCAAAGTCAGAAACAAACCGATCAAAGTAAAAATTGTGTTGCCAAACTTGCCCATATTTTCTAAAGACTTCAAGAACTCGCCACCAAGAAACTTCAAACCAGCACCGACACCTTTTTCACCAACAACTTCAGCGAACTGAGTCATCACAGGCATAATGCTGTTCTGAACAACACCAAGAAGCGATTTATACACAGGAATCAATGCAGTGCCAAGTGTGGCTTTAAGATCATCAAACTGTGCCTTCAAAGTTTTCTGTGTGTTTGCTACACCATCAGAAGTTCGGGCATAATCACCCTGAGCAAGACTGGTATCTTTCAGAATCAGCGCATAAGCAGCCTGAGTCTTAGCGTTGATATCAAGATTGCCTTTACCGTTATACAAACCAAGATTCATCGCCTCTTGCTTCAAACGAACATCATTGATCGCTACACCAAATCGTTTCAAAGGCTCTGTTTCACCCGAAAGACCTGAACGAAGTGCCTGAATCGCATCTTCAACACTTGTATTGTTGAACGAAGCAAGATCACCTGCTAACTGAACAAGTGTTGTGGACATTTCAACGGCTTTAGGTTGAGCAACACCGAACGCCTGCAACAAGTTTCCGTAAGTTCCTGTTGCCTCTAATGCTGCTTGTTTAGAAATACCCATTGACTTTGCAGCCGTTGAAGCAAAATCTGTTACCGCTTTAGATGAATCACCGAAAACAACATTAACTTTGGATTGTGATTCTTCAAGATTTGAAGCAGCATCAATCAGATTCTTGCCGATGATGCCTGCAACTGCGCCAGCAACAGCACCAAACTTGCCTAAAGTTTTTAAGCCGTTAGTCAATCCCTTATCAAGACTTCTTAACGCATACGCAGTTTTATCGCCCGTTGTTTCAAGTTTCTGAAAATCACGAATCGCTTTCTGTATGCCCTTCGCATTAAAATCGGAGACTATATTTACGCCAACTGCCATAACTATCTTCCTATTCCAGAATTAATCGCCTTTGTAAAGTAAGCATCAACCTTATTGATCACTTCAATAACATCTTGCTCAATCATCTTTTCATTTGCTTGAACTGCACCAAACAAAATACGAGAACGAGTTTTACCGCCACCAAATGATTGAAGTCTTTTATTTTTATCAAGATTGGCAATAAACTTTTGACCTTGTGAAGCACCTGCGCCTCGTGCGCCTTTAGTTTGTGAACCAGCCGAATCATAAACCTGTGCGCCTGCATCTTTTTGTTGAATACGCAAAATGACTTGACCTTTGCCACGAGATGAACCCGTGCCTGCTACTGGTCTTACACCTGATTGCGCTTTGCCACCCATATATGGAGGCAGCCGTGAAGCGGAAGTCAATCTGCCACCCGAAGTATGCCAATTTCGTAAAGGTTCATCAGGAAACCGTGAGCCAACAAGTTGAGCCAAAGGCGTAGCCTTGCTGACTAAATCTTTGCGCAGAGAACTATACAAATCTTTCTCATACTCTTTGAGATATCGCAGGGTTTCGTTTATCCCATAGACCTGTAGTTGAGTTGCCATAGCCGCACATCATACAACTATCTTCGCCTGCGGTTCGCTTGCTTCACCACCCACTTATGATAAGCGAGCATCGTGTTCAACATTGATTCGCTCTCATTCAAAAGAAGCGAAGGCGCAATATGGTATTCGTGAGCCAGATGAGCGATCAGCCAATGCGCTGAATCATCACCGAACTTTATTTCTCTAAAGGGCTTTCACTCTCATCTCGTGGAATAACCTGTGCCACAGTCGCAATCCAATCAGGGTCAAACTTTAATTTAGTTTTCTGTCTGTGCGTTAATGCTGACCACGCCAACCAAGCGAGATCGGTTAGGCGCATCTCTGTTTCAAACTTGACAACTGATCTTTGCCAAGTGCGTTCAAAGCCAACAAAGTCAGCGAACACAGCATCAACAGGTTCAATCGTGCCGTCTAGGTATTCAACTTGTAAAGCGATTTTCATTCGTTCTCCTTCTAATAATTTTTATTTATGAAGTTGTTTTGACGAGCGTTCCACCAGTGAACGAAAGACTTGTCATTGCCAACTCACCAACGGCTGCTGCCACAGGTGTATGTGCTGCCAAGAATGTTCCACTCAAAGTGTAAAGAGGGTTGGTTGAACTTGTCGCTGCGCTACTTGCACGAACAGTAACTGTTGTGGTTGCGCCAACAAGAGGATAGATCGTGGCTTCAGTTTCTGTTGCTGCGAAGTCTTGCATAAATTCAATGTCGCAAGAATTATTTTGCAGCCCACCAACGAACTTGTGCCCGACTGAACCGAACGCCGTTGTCTCAACGCTGTCAATCTCATAATTCAATGTAACGCTATTTGCCCTATCGGAAAGCACCACACCATTGACCGTGATATCTGCATCTGTTAAAACTAGAACTGCCATAACTATTTGTCCGTTTCTTTCGTGTCTTGTTTAGTGACTTTAACATTAACTTCAGCCAAATGTCCACCGTCAAGCAGCGCATCAATGTTGAAACCTTCAAGATCATCTGCGCTTAAAGTTGCACCCTGTTTGCCAAGACTGCAATTTTCGCTCATCACTTTATAGTTAGCCATTGTGTGTCCTATCCGTGAACCGTTACTTGAAATTGTATTTGTAAAAACTCTGCGTCAGCAGAACTTAAACTCGTTATGTTCGCACCCGATGGTAGCACCAAAGTTTGACAAACGCCACCAAGCGTCTTGTCTCCTTCAATCGCTGCACGAATACTTGTCGCACCAGAATAAGAAAGAAAGCCATCAAGAATTGTGAACGAGTTGCGATCAACATATCTTCCGACCACCACATTCACAGTCCAGTCCATCACGACATCGCCACCACCCATCGCCCTGTGATAGTTGATTGAATTCAAAGTAGGGAAAGCAAACGGCGGATTCAGTTGCTCAGGCTGATAAGCCGAAGTGCGAAGCCCAGAGATCGTAGCGAGGCGTGTAGCAAGCCCTGAAGCGACCTGAGAGACTGTGGCAGGCATTAAGCGATACCGAACCTGCGATATGGCGAGAGAAGATCACGCACATCAGGGTCAACAGCCCGAACCGTGATTGCCATATCTGCGAAACCAACTACACCTAGAGCAGCGTTTAGGCGTGCGAACTGGCGCATAGCGAGCAGAATTGTTGCTTGGTTCACATCGTCAGGCACAGCAGCCCAACCCCAAACCGTTGTAACTTGCACCGTTTCAAATGCTGGCGTAGTGAGAAGTGGAAAGGTATTGCCACCAACCATTCGTGCCGACTCGTAAGGGCGTGGGAAGATCGGAACATTTCGTGGCTGCAAAACATAATCCACACCTTGCGTCAAAGTCTGAGCATAAGTGCCGTTACCTAACGAATCAATTTTGATCGTAATTGTGGCAGTCGCTACATCTCTGTTGAACACCAGCAGATATTCGTTGAAAGGGAACATCGGAACAGCCGTGCTTGTGGTCTGATAAAAGAATCTGCCGCAGTAGCCATCAATACGGCGTGAAGCCGATTCAATAGCGTTCTCAAGAAGTGCGTCATCTGTGCTGTCAGTAATTCTGAGAGCCGATTTCAATTCTGCCAAAGTGCAGTAACCATTGACGATTGCCATTGGCTATGCCTTCTTTTTCTTACCACGCTTCAACACCGCAGTCTCAACCACAGGTTCAACCGAAGCGACCTCAACTTCTGGCATATATTTGTGATCAAAACCGAGTTCATGCAACGCAGCATCAACCGCTTTCACACGATCTTTCAACCCTCTGCGTTCATAGCCTGCTCGCTCTGCGAGAAGTGCGTCAATCATTTTGCTCATAAATACCCCATAAATAGTTGAAGGTTGCTGATACCCCGAAGGATACCAGCAACCTTACAACAATTCAGTTTGATCAACCTTAGAAGGTTGGTGTTACTAATCCAGTGCCACCGATAAGTGAGAAGGCATTTGGATAACGATTTGCTGTGAACGCTGCGTATCCGTAAACAATCATCGTTACATCAAGTTCAGCAGCCTTTGGTTGCTCAAAGCGCAACATCATTGGCTCACCTGAACCTTGTTCAAACAAGTGTGCTTCTTGTGTGTTACCGAAAATGATGACATCTTCGTTACTACCTGCACCGTTTGTTGTGATCACATTTGCGTCAGTGATTACTGGAAGACCCAAGATTGTGTATCCAGAGTTACCGTAAACTGGCGCACCGTTACCTGAAGCAACAGCAGGCTGACCATTGAAGTTAGGCACTGGCACAGCCAATGGTCGCTTCTGATCATCAAGTGCTGCCAAGATGAAAGCAAGTCGGCGTGGGTGCATCAGAATAAAGTTTGGTCCAGCGAAGAAGTTTGTTTGGATTCGCTGAATTGCGTCAGCCAACTTCGGATACAACTCTGCAACTGTAGGTGATGCGTCTGTGTATGTAACGACCTGTGTGATCACATTGGTTAGTGATGTTGCACTTGTTGTTACAAACAGGCTGTCAAGGTTCGTATGGTATGCGCTAACAAGGTCAGCCATAACAAGCGAGTCAATGTTTGTGCCACGCTCAATAGATTGGCGTGAAACATTTTGCTGACCAGCAACAGTTACGATTGAAACATCAAGTTTCGTATCGTCCATATTGGTTTCTTGAACAGCAGCACCTTCAGTTTGAACTGCGGTTGCTGAACCTGTCGTTACTTTGCTGATGCTGATAACCAAACCTTGATCAGGTAGTTGGTGCTTGCGAGCAACATCAAGGAACGGTCTGCCTGCACGAGCGAACGGTGCAGCCAACTCAGTCAAGAATTGAGGCACGATCAAACCAGCAAAGTTTGCGCTGGTTACATCACGGCGTTCAATCTTTTCCTCGTTCATATGGCGAGCAAGACGCTGTTGTGCTGAGTAATCGTTGTTGAATTGTGCTGCGTAGGCATCTTTCAAGAACGATGATTCTGCTTGTGGCGAGTAGGTGCGAGCCTCTGACTTTACAACTGTTCCGCCGACAGCAACATCAAACTTCTTTTCTTTGCGAAGTTCTGCTGCTTCTGCTGAACGCTTTTCAAGTTCAGTGTGCTTTTCAATTTGTTCATCAAGTGAACGAACATCAGCAAGAGAAGCAGTGATTTCTGCATCTTCTTCAACTGTCAGTTCTCGTGCATCTGCTGTTGCTGCCGAAACGATTGCTTCAGCCTTTGCAAGTGCAGCATCACGCTTTTCAATAAGTGTTGTGCTAAATGACATTACGACCTCCAATGGTCTTATAGTTTTTGTTTTCTTCGGAGTGTCAAAACTCAGTGAACAAATGTTCGGCTGTTTAACGGCTGCGCAACTTCTCTAAAGCAATCTGCGATTTTCGCAAACGCATTAAGGAAGTCGGTGCGATAGTAACAGGTGCAGAAGCGTTACGCAACTCTGCCACCGTTTCTTCGTATGCAGGGAAAGTAACCACGCTCACATCAAACAACTGAACCTCACGAAGTTCACGAACTGAACGATCATCTGACCAGTTATCTTTGATTGTGCGGAAAGCAAAACTCATCTGTGAAAGATCGCCTCGCTTCATCGCTGAGATGATTCGTGCAGCGTCAGGGTTACTTGGGTCAAGGTCTGCCTCTACACGCAAGCCACGCTCATCTTCTTCCAAGACGAGTGTTCCAGATTTTGTTCTTGCCAACGGAACTCCCTCGTGATCAATCAACAAGCGGACATCTGCGCCATCGTTAATCGTTTTGCTGAACGCACCACGCTTTACATATTCAACGAATGGCATTGGCTCTGATGGCGAATCAAACACCGAAGCGTAACCAATCAAAGTGTTGCCATCGCCTTCGGCACGAACTTCAAGATTGCTGTAGGCGATAGTTCTTTTCTCGTCAATCGGTTTTGCAATCCAGTTAAATGTTTCGCTCATAGTTACCTCACATTAGTTGATATTATTTGTTTTCGCTACTGCTTGAATACTTCGGGTGTGAAGGCTTGAGCAGATCGTTGTCGGTTATATATTTTGGGTTCGCTGGCGCACCTGTTCGGCACAGGAACAGAAATGCGTTTACTCTTGCCATCGCCCACTGCGCTCTACCAATTCCAGGTCTATGTGATGTTGAGAACGCACCTGCGCCACGCCGATAGACCGACTTGACTGCACCCAAAGATGTGCGAGTCCAATCAGGTCGGTTGCGTTCCTTCATCTTCTCATTATGTTCCTTAACTTTGTTTTCAAGTGCTTTGTTCGTTGCTTCGTTAAGAACTATGCCACCTGTTTTGCCTTGTGCTGACCCTTCAGGGTTCTTCTCACTGCCTTTGATCTGATCTTTCTTAGGTGCAGGCGCACGAGTTTCGTTCTCTAACTGGTTCACGATTCGTTCTGCGTATGCTTGCGTTCGTCTTGCGCTCGCTTTGCTTGAACCGCCACCCCACAACAGCATCGCTACAAGTCCAGCAGTGATCTCATCGCCTTGAACTGCGTCAAGATCAACGATGTGGCGAGCAATCCACGGGGATATTTTGCGCCATTTGTTCTCGCTTAACGCTTCACCGTTCGCCATACGGCGAGCATCAGCGACAGTTGCAGGCACAAGCCCATCACCTGATTCGCCTTGTTCGTGTAATGCCAGCCCACGCTTGGCAGATGCTCGCATAAAAGCAGGCGCAACAAGGTTCACCGCCCTATATTCCTCATCATCTTCCATCTCGCTTGAATCCATTGGCTCATCTTCATCTTCTTCTTCATCGGCTTCGTAAGTCATCTTCGCTTGCAACAAAAGATTGATCGCCTCATCAATCGCAGCAACCATCTGTTCATTTCGTTCGCTTCGCTCATCTGCTGTAGCAATATTCAACGCAATCATCTGATCTAACGCTTCTTGGTGTGTTGCGTGGCAGCCACCATCTACAGGAATCATTGAACCGACCTTGACTACAGCGTGCCCATCACAATTTTCGGCGTTCATAATTACTTCGTAAGGCATACATCAATCCAAATCTGGAGTTAGCACACGAACATTTGTAGTGCCTGTATTAGTAATCCCGTAAATAGTTTCACCGAATGGAACTTGGATTGTTATCGTTTGATTGTTTGGCAAATGCAATCCACTTGATGTAGTAACAGAACTATCACCAAGATATGTGCTTCCACTTGTTGAATGGAAATAGCAAGTACGAGGTTGATTATCTGCTGCGAGAATTAATGTTGGTGAAGTAGTTACTGTTACTGCTTTTGAAATCATAAATGTTTGCTATTTCTCTGGCGGTATAGCATCACTGCCGATGTTCGGTGTTACCGAAGGTGCGCTGAAGTCGTTGCCACCATCGTAAGGTTCACGGTTCTCAATCTCTCGTGCTTCGTTCGGTGTCATCGTGCCAGAAAGAATCTGCAACTGCTGTGCCTTAACACGGGTCATCAGATCGGCTCGCAAGAACTCCGAAGCATTGAAACGAACCTGCTCGTTGATAGGCAACATTTCGCTGAACGCTGTTTCTAATCTACGCACCCAACCTAGAAGCGTGTATTGGTAAAACGCTGAACCGACTGCTTCAAGATTCTGATATGTCTGGCTGTCTCCGCCTGTTCCGATGATTAAGTGAAGCGGTATGCGATAGACACGGGCGATATCACGAATGATTGACTCTTTATGTTCCAACATTTGCATATCGGCTGCGCTTGTTGTGATTGATCTCCACTTCAATCCGCCTTGAAGCACGGCTGGTTTGCGATGTTTGTAATGTGATTCTTCCCACGAATCACGAATCTGTCGTGCCTGATCAGGTGTTAATGCGCCATCTGTTTCCAAAACTGATGACGGTGTTGCACCTTCACCATAGAACTGTGCCAAGAATCTGTCCATCGCTAAGCCCATACCGACAGTGTTCCGCATTGTGTCTATCGGTGAAACGCCACGCAACTGATTCGGCAAGATCAACCAGTGGATTGCACGAATGTCTTTGCTTGAGTATTCTTGTTTGCCCATCTCATAAATCATTTCGCCTGTGTCGCTTACTGCGATTCGGTTGATTGCTTTAGGGTGAATATTCCGCATCTCTAAAGGCAGACCATTGTTTCCTTGAGGCGCATAAATGTAGGCGTTGCCGTGCAAAGCAAGAGTTGCCATAGTTTGGTGAACGAACTCAAACATATTTTGTCTATCGTTCGGGCGTTGCAGAACTGATGGTGTCGGAAGTTTCTCTATGCGACCACCACGAGTGCGAGTAAGTTCAAGTGGCATTGCAGCGATTGAATCGGCAAGAATAGTTACTGCTGAAATGACTGCGCTATGAGCCAACGCTGTGAGTTCGGTAACGATTTCGCCTGTGTAGTTCGGATAATAAGGGCGAGCCGTGATCTGGTATGGGTCAATAGAAGTCGGCAACGCTCGTTGTTCAGACCTGCGAAACAAACTCATACTGCTAGACCTCCAGCAACAATCAAAAGAACTCCAGCAACAATAACACTAATCGGCACACTAAAAGCCGAAACACCCAACACGACCAACACGCCACCAACAATTTCCATCGCTGTAGTAATTTTTTGTTTGTTAATCATTTCCAAATGTCCAATACTGACGGTTCAATAACTGCTGTCGCTCTAGTTGTCGCACGATCTAACGCCATCACCATAGCAATACACGCATCTATCTTACGCCTTGACTTGCCTTTACTTAACCGCCAACCAGTATCAGTCATTCGTTGTGCTGCTGACAGAACTTGATCGGTGAAAGTTGGTGAGCCATCGTGCGCCACCTTCTTGTTCACAATCATCTCATAGGCGTTACCACAGGCAGGAATCATTCGTGCTGCCGATTGCCCGAACTCAACCATCGGTAGCCCGTCATCGCTCAATGCTTCTGCGCTTCTCTGAAAGTAAGCAGGGTCAAAAGCGAACTCTTGCACCCGATAGGTGGCGTGAACCTCACGCAAATAAACTTCCACTTCAGAAACATCAACGCCTTCAAGCGATGGTTGCCAAATCTTTGAGCGAACAACGGTGCAACCATCTTGAGGCTGAGCGATAACAACACCGATACTGTCGTGCTTCAAAGCCATATCAATCCCCACCCACACAGGCAACTCTGAATCTAACTGGCGATCTGACACGCATTGTTCCCACGCACCAACAGGCAGCCACGATTCTTGAGAACGCACCCATTGATTCAAACGCCAACGGCGCATACCCATCTCCGAAGTTTGCTTAACCGCTACGGCTAAATCATCTGGGTCAAGTAAGCCTTCAGCAAGATTTGGATTCGCTACACGCCAAGCCTTGCGATCATCTATCGCACAATCTTCAGGTGCTTCCCACCACCAGAAACCAAAAGAGTCATCATCAACCTCACCTGCTGCAACCTGTTTGCCATACTGATACAACTTGCCTGCAAGCGAATCAAGATCGTAGCCAGCAGTCGTAATACTGATAGTGAGTGGTTCTATTCGTGCGCCCGAACCTAATGTCATCTGGTCGTAGAGATCGTGATTAGGCTGACCCCACAATTCGTCAAACAAAACAAGAGAAGGATTCAGACCAGCCTGCCCTTTGAAGTCTGATGACAAAACACGGAACACCGAACCGAAGCGTGGCATCTCAATCGCATCACGATAAATCTTTGCCTCAGAATTCAGCAAAGGGCTGTTCACAATCTGTTGCTTTGCCTCGTTGAAAATGATTCGTGCCTGCTGCCTATCGTTTGCTACAGCATAAACTTCTGAACCTGCCTCGCCTGCAATCATTCCATAAACACCTACAGCAGAAAGCATTAAAGACTTCCCCTGCTTACGAGGCAAACCGATAAGCGCACGGCGATAACGAAGCCTGCTTGTAACATCATCACGCTCATAGAGAGAGCGCAGCAACCACTTCTGCCAATTAGTGAACTCTAAAGGTTGCCCTGCCCGAAAGCCCTTAATCACATTGAAATAAGTTTGAGCAAAGTTGATTATCTCATCGCCATCGGTTGCACGATTCTTACGAGGCGTATGAAACGCAGGCTTCCACTTATCGGCTGGCTGAACGCTTTTCGGCAATACGCTTTGCAAGGTCGCTGAAGTCGTGTCTTGTTGTTTCACCTGTTCCTAACAATCCTCGCTCTGATGGACTAAATCCTACCTGCCCCAGAAGCGTAATGATTTGTCTATCAACCTCACGCAGCGCACGGCGTTCACGCCACAAAGTTTGATCGTTCTGCAACATAATCCTCAACCGTGTTCTTTCCTCTGTTGCCTCGCACAACATTAAAACCAATTCAGTGTCCATATTCGCTTTAAGCCAAGAAGCACCTGACTGCCAAACTTGATTCCAAAGCGACAACCCTTGTGTGTTTAAGTGTCTAGACGGCGCAGGTATATGTGATGAGCCAAGCATTGTAATTTCAGCCATCGGCTCAACATCAGGCAACTTGCGACCTGAAGGATTGCCTATGCGCCGTTTCCGTTCTACGGGCTTTCTGTTATGCCCACCGCTACCTTTGCCGCCCATCTATTCAGTATGCCATAAAAGTGCTTTTGCTGACGAGGCACACAGAGAGGGGGCACAGGGCCTCTCTTCTCTC